GCGAACCCAACTGCAAGCGCTATTGAACAAAAAGCGGCAAGTACTGCGGCGGTGTCCGCGAATAATGCAGCAAGGGCGGCCGCGGCGGCGGCGGCGGCCGCGAAAAAGATTACGGCTAACGCAATTGCAAGAGTTATTCAAACTTCAAATTCGACCCGAGCTAATCAGTTGCTTGCACAACCGAAAAGGCTAAATAAGATGAATAATGCATTTATAAAATTTAATAAAAGTATCGTAAATGCACGTACCAACAGTAATTTCGCAAAAATCGCAAAAGAAATAACCAACTCACAATTGAATGACACTAAGAAAAGGAATCTCAGGAAAAAGATTTCTAATCGACAAACGTCTCTTGCCAGAGTCACAGAGGGTGCAATAAAGAAGAAAAACTAACTGGGCCCGCCTCCGTCAATACGGCGGGCCTCGTCCCAGCCTCTTTTTGGGAAACAAACTCAGGAAAGATACTCAACAGTAAAAACTTTAAAAATTTATTGTCAAGAACAAAAAATATTAAAAAACGATTTCAATTGAGCCGTAACCCGACAATAACTCCAAGCAACGCACAGTACCAAGGACTCAAGATGAAAAAGGGGAATAAATATTACGGAAATCTCAATGTGTGGAATAATCCCCAACTTTCAGAATATATAAATAATTCTAAAAATTTAACAAATCTTCAGAAGAATGCTCTCAGGCGGATGATCCGTTCAGTCAAGCTGAATAAGAAGTATCCCGGCCAGACTCGAAACTCTTCGAGAAATAGAACGGAACTTACGAACGAGCTTCTGAAAAACAGCCCCAACAATGCCGCGCTGGCCAATAGAATAAAGGTCGCATTGAACAGCCAACAGAGACGCACTAATGAAAACACAAAAGGCAGGGAAGCCCCTAAAAATGTTTATTATAATACGCAAGAAACGTTCCCTACATACCAGAACCACCTCAGAAATTCTGGCAACTATTAGTAAATGATTGCCATCTTCTTCCTCTTTGCCCTGTTGGCTAGCCCCGTAGCCTTCAAGGCTGTCAGGAGCATCCTGGGAACGTGGGTAGCGTCGGCCGAGGGCCTTCCCACCTTCGCAGGAGTCTTCTTGCACGCATTCGTCCTCGTGCTCACCCTTCGGTTCCTCGTGTACCGCCCAGGAATGAGGTCCAACTTCGAAACCGTGTACGACCCCAGCGTCTCCAGGGTTACCAACTATGGAATGACCCTGGCGGCCAAGGGCCCGGACGACCTAAATAAATTTTAGTTGACTATAATAAAATGTTTATGAAGATGCTCGTAGTCATCCTTCTCTTCTTTATCATCGCCAACCCAGCACTCTTCAAGATTACCCGGTGCCTCGGTGGCTGGGTAGCCAGTGCCGAGGGTCTGCCCAAGACGGGCGGTCTCCTTCTGCACGCAGTGGTCTTCGCAGTGGCCGCGCGGGTAGTCATGCGTATGCTCCATCTCCGCAAGATGCGCTCTAATTACGAGGATGACGAGGAGTACGAGGATGACGAGGAGTACGAGGAGGAGGACGAAAAGGAGGAGTAGAAATTTCTAAGTCTATAATAAATGTTGGCCAAGATTCTCATTTACATGGTTCTGTTTTTTCTGATTGCCAGCCCATCAACTTTCAAGCTGATGCGCAAGATTCTAGGCTCGTGGGTCGCCAGCGCCGAGGGTCTACCCCATGCAGGCGGCCTTGCTCTTCACTCAGTAGTTTACGTCCTCCTAGCCTGCTATCTCCCAGCCAAGCTCGTGTCTAGTTTTGAGGTGGGCGTCTATACCAGCAACGGCAAGGCGGCTCCTCAGTTCCGTGGAAACCTGGGTCCAATGCTCCCCCAGACGACCGTCAACTATGGAGGCCTCGCAGCATCAAGCATGGACATGTATGTCGGCGAGTACGGCGCGTCCAAGAATCCTTTTAGTCTGACTGATCCCAACCGGTCAGAGTCGGCTAACGCAGGTTCTTATTATTAAAACTCCTCATCAAATCGAACAGAATCACCCTCTTCAACCATTCTCTTTGAATAATCACCTACCCGTTTCTCAAAAAAGTTTGTCTTTCCTTCCAGGCTAATCGTCTCCATCCAGGCAAAGGGGTTCTCGGCAGCGTAAATAGGTTGCTGGCCAAGTTGCTTCATGAGACGATCACCAACGTAGCGAATATACTGCTTCATTTGTTCGGCATCCATGCCAATCAGTTTGCATGGAAGCGCCTCCGTAATGAAGTTTTCCTCAATTTCCACAGCACTTTTCACAATCGCTCGGATGACGTTAGTTCCCGCCTTGTCCTGAAGGTGAGAATACAGAGCCACTGCAAACTCCAGGTGAGACCCTTCGTCTCTGCTGATGAGCTCGTTGCTGAAGCACAGGCCGGGCATGATGCCGCGCTTCTTGAGCCAGAAGATGGCACAGAAAGATCCCGAAAAGAAGATCCCCTCGACGCACATGAAGGCGACGAGACGCTGAGCAAAAGGAGCCTCGCGGTTCAGCCATTTCAGGGCCCATTCCGCCTTTTGCTTGATGGAAGGATTGTTCTGGATGCTGTTCAGCAAAAGTCCCTCCTCTTCAGGATCCCGCACGAGCTTGTTGATCATCAAAGAATAAGTCTCTGAGTGGATAGACTCGTTGAAGCCCTGGTACGCGTAAAACGACCTGGCCTCTGCAATCTGAACCTCGGACCCAAAGTTCAAGTCTATGTTTTCCATCACGATGCCGTCGCTCGCTGCGAAAAATGCCAGAACACTTTTAATAAAGTTTTTTTCATGAAATGTGAGGCCGTCCCAGTCTTTGATGTCTGCTGCAAGGTCAATCTCCTCGACGGTCCAAAAAGACCCTACTGCTTTCTTATAGAGTGCCCATAGATCTGGGTACCGTATAGGGAAGGTTGTGAACCGATCGGTACTGGGGGTCAAGATCGGGTCCAGTTGCTCCATTGTATTATAAGCGTTTTATTTCTTTAGAGCCAGGCTGATTAAAGTCGGCGTCTGTAAAGTGGAGAAGGTCCTCGTGTTTTACGAGCTTGGCCAAGTCGGCAATCTGTGAGTTGAAAGAATGTGCTTTAAACTTCTCCCCCGTATGACACACCAGAATTATAGCAAGCAAAAAGATGGCTGCGATGAGGCTAACCTCCATATTATGTTAGTATAAAATAGTATGGCTTCGACCCAGATAAATGGTTTTTATGAAGCTTCAGCGACAGTCCCCAACGCAATTACATTCTACGTGCAGACACCCGTTCCTCCAGGCGTCAAGTACGGATGGACTCTTACAAATATTAATGGTATTCTTGGGCACACGAAAGTTATAGCGACGACTCTTCGTCAAGGAACTCACCCAAAATACGGCCCGTATAATGCAACTATAGATTTTCAGGTTGATGTAGAACAGACGATCCAAGGGATCCAAAAAGCCTCTGGAGTTAATGTCAGCCCTGACTCACTCATACTGCCCCCACCTGCAATGTCGATGACTGGAGTATATTTTACACAAGTTGGACTTTTCGTATTTTATTCAAGTATTCCACTAGACCCTTACATTTCCAAGGGGTGGATCATTTCCAATATTCCAGGAATTCCTTCCAGGCTCACTATTCAAACAGTATCCTTTCAATCTGGAAACATGGGAAGAGTCTCATATAACGGAATCATTACGGCAGCGCCTCTCCCTCCATCTCGTTCGTCGATTCGACCAGATCCTTCTGCGTATTCTAAACTCGTTTCGGCCCTGCGTCAAGTTGGAACATTTGCAGAGGTTCTTGCTGGAAAAATATTGAAAATTAATACACATGTTTTCCAAGACTTGAAAAAACTGAGTTTATATCTTTCACAATCAAAAAATCTTTTAAATTTTTTTGTTTCAAAAAGCGGACTTCAGCCAAATGCTATACTTGCAGACCCTTCTCAGTTGAAAGATATTCTTTCAAAACTTCCAGAAATTTCAAACGCTCTGGGATTTCGAATGAAGATGGGACGTAACAAGATTGTGGACGGGTTTCTTAATGACGAAAATATGCTCCTGGCTCTGGGACAAGGGCCTGTTCTCCTGCCTCTCCTTCCGTCGACCGATGACTATCCAACGGGTGTCCCTTTAACATCTCAAGGTGCTATATCTGATCCGGGTGTAAACACGACATTTATTCCCGCAAAAGTTTCTTTACTTCAACCGATCGTCAGGGCTCCGATTGAAGATTCTAATTTTAAGACTATCCCAAACGACGTGCGTGAACTCAATGTAGATGTACCAGTTCCTCCAGTTGCACCTGAACCAATGATAGAAAAGAGAAACCTGGGATTCAATTCAGGTGGTGTGTTGTCACTCGACGCCATAGGTCCTCAAGAAAAATATCTTTCAAATATTTCCAACTTTTCGGAAAGTCAATGGAGCCCAAAATACGAACAGTACACAAATTCCGTCCTGTATCAAGATTACATTCCAATGACTACAGCCTCTTCAACAACCTTTATTCGACCATCAGATTCAGGAACCTGTATTGTTCAGATTCAACCCAAGAATCAAGGAGATCTTTTAGCCAATATGTTTTTATGTTGTACGCTGCCTGCTCTTCAACCGGGAAGTGGGTACACGAATCAGATTGGTCGTGCTCTTATCCAGCAGGTTGATTTCATGATTGATGATCTTGTCGTCGAGACGATATACGATGATTGGCTAGTCATAAAAGATCAGGTATTTCTTGATTATGACGAACAAATAGGTATGTTTAATCAAGTGAATGGAGGAAGTAAGTCGAGTCTCTCTCCAACGTCGCCGGTTCCTTTAATAATCCCCCTCGAGTTTTTCTTTTGTAGAAGGCACAGTGGAGCAAACAAAGGCCGCGAACGTCTCCGCCGGCCCTTCTTTCCTTTGTGCTCACTGTGGGGAGGCCAGAAAATTTATATAAAATTTACATTTAGGCCTCAGTATTGGTTTACAAATTCGCCGAACCCTGTAGATATTCAAAATCCAATTCTTCTCGTGGAATACGTGAAGATTACAGATTCAGAAAGAATGTATTATAAAAATACTCCGCTCAGATATATAGTTCCAGTCGTAAAGAAGGATGGAACAACGCCATACGCAGGATCAGTAACGCAAAGTATCAGTGCGAATTTTCCAGTTCAGCTGATGGCATGGTTTATCAGAAATCAGGCTTACGAGTCGTCCTCATCAAATTACTATGAGACTAGATACCTCTATGGATATGCAACGCAGTACTTGACTGCAGCAACTCCTCTTGATTTCGGAACTGCTTCACAAGGAAAAGTCAATTACGTAGACGTTATTCAGACTGTCAGAATAACAGTCAATAATCAAGACATTCTTGACACATTTGCAAACGGGCCCTACACATCCTTCTTGCAGCCCATGCAGCACGGTCTATCAGTTCCTCAAAAGAATATTTATATGTACTCATTCGGATTGAATATAACAGAATACAATTCGGGAGGGTACTTGAATTTTTCAAAGATTAATTCTCAGACTTCAAATCTTATTATAAACTTTTTACCACAATATGCGCAACAGTTATCGGCTTATAACTTGTATATATTCTATTATGGATTTTCTATTCTTGAATTTAAGAATGGTTTTGCGGGCGTATCTTATCTCTGATCATGTAATCAATAATCCCATTCGTTAGACACCATTTTATAAAATTGAGCTGTGCTACAGTCGTAGAAAGACCCTGAAACTCGATTCTCTCAGTCCTGCAAAAAGGGTCAAAGAGTTTCTTTGAGTATCCGTCCAAACTCGATTTGTAAGCTACATGGACCGTAAAAGAACGTCCGGACGGAGGGATTGTATATGTGACGTGACGATTCTTTGAGTAATTTGTCACGAACCACTCAAGATTCCTAAGAGAAATTCCTTGCGACTTGGTCGTGAGAATATCCTTGAGCTTTTCCGCATTTACTGGATCGTCGTAAAACTTGGTTAGAGACTCGAGCAAAAGTTCCGAACGAGTACTCATTAGTCTCAAAGATTCCTAAATGTTTAAGCGAGGTCTTGAAGAAACCTTTTCACACGCAGGACAACCTGCCAAAAAGAATGGCGGCAGTGTATGCGTGTGAGTAGGGACCTCCCCCAAGGCGTCGAGGACTGGCTCCTTCATCCTCACGATCGGCTTCTGATCTAGATGAGACTTGCAGTACCCTTCGAATCTCGCGTGACGCGTGCACCTCTTGCCCGAGCCTATGAGCCCGAGACACTGACCAGTCGTCACCTCGAGGGTCGCCGTCTCCTTCATGAGACGTTCGTACGAAATTCTGTACGTTTTTGAAATGTGCTGCAAGACGACCGCCAGACGATCCGAGACCCTGCGGTCAACCTCAGTCTCCACGGCCTGCATGATTGTTTGCTCCATTTCCTTAGTCATACCTAGGTTTCCCTCTTAAAATAAGAATCTATACTTTTCATCTTGGAATCGTACGTGCCCTTTTTGTTTCCGGCCGTCGCCGCCCCAAAGACGAGTCTCTCAGGGAAAGCTCCTACAAGAGGCTCGAGCAAGTCGCAGATTGGCTTTTTCAACTGGTTCAGGAAATAGTAGTTGTAGTCCAGAGGAACGTTTTGTTCACGGACCCACGCAGGATCCTCCGCCTTTTCGTACAGTTTTCCTGGGCCCTTGACCACGACAAACTGGACCCGGTCACCCTGCTGAGGCTCGGAACCTGGGGCCCTCGCCCGAATCTTGTTCCGGACTGTAACGTGGGGCATCGGGACCTTGTAGGCCGACCCGAGCTGCTTGCTCATCAGCAACTTCTCCACGGGGACTTTCCCAGAGGAGAGCTCATCGGACGCCTGGCGAGCAAAGGCTATGACGGGCCGTGGATCGCTGCTCTCGAGCATCATGTCCAGGAGTCGCTTGAGAGTCTCGCGGACAAAGGGACAGCTGTCCCGTCTGACCACCTGCAGGCCCTTGATGTCCACCTTTTTGAAAGCAACGATCGTCGTGCCGTCCGGACGAATCTTGCCCTCCCACATCTTGGCCGCGTAGCGCTTCTTGCTGTACAGAAAGTAAGGACAGTACACTTTTTCGAGCTCCAGGTCATTGGGAGCCTTGAAGAGTTTCGTGCATTGCTCGGCCGCCAAGAGTCCTTGGGCCCATGAATAGTCGATCGCCTCCTGGCCCTTGCGACCCTGCACGTCAAATTCAACCATTACAGAGTCGGTATTCTTCACTATAAGTGTTCCGTTTCCGGCTGCAAAAGTCCCCGATTCTGTCTCAATATCATAAACATATCCATTCCATGTTTGATGTAAAAGCTTTACATAATTTGAACCTTCGATATTTTCACCGAAATGTAAAAGTTGATCAGTCTCCTTAATTTCAAAAGGTTTTATTAAAATTAGATCCTCATCTAAAAGTGAATGATCTTCTGTAACATCAACTATTCCGTATGGTGAATAAACTCTGTAAATTTTTTTAGAACTCTTATGTCTAACAATTCTTTTAATTTTTTTCCAACCAAGATGAGTCATTGACTCAAGTTCAATTGTTTCACATTTTTCTGCAATTCCGTCTTTGAAATGATCATAAGGAACCCACGAGTTTGCTATATTTTGAATTTCTGGTCTATATTCCAAACCATCCGAATTTCTTACAAGTACGGGAGTTTCAGGCATTACTGAATCACCATACCTCACCTTGGCCCCCGGAAAGTGTTCCTCCACGTAATTCTTCGTCTCCTCGATCATCTGGCGCCCCCGCATCGTCACGGTGCTCGCAATCGCCACGAGAGGGAGCATCCCCTTCGAGGCTCCTGTAAATCCGTAAATCGAATTCATGCTAATCTTGTAGGCGAGCTGCTGGCCGTTGTAGACAGCCTCCATCGGCGTCCCCTCAGCCTGGGCCATGAGTTTCTTCGCCTTTTTGCGAAACGCCTTGAGGTCGGTGAGAATAGAGGGGAGAAGTGACGGCACGCCCTGTGCAAAGACGTGCTCTCCGTACTTTTCGTACGTGACGCCCGGAAGATTCTCGTACCTCTTGTCCATGACGAGCGTCGAGTAGCACAGGTTGTGAGCGACCATGATGCTCGGATACAGAGAAGCGAAATCCAGGGCCGTGATGGGCGTGTAATAAGCGCCCGTCTGTGCCTCCAGGACAGTCGCGCCCTCATAGCCATCCACGGGACCTTCGGGTCGTCTGATGGTCGGAATCAGAAAGCCGAGCTGTCTCGCCTTGTAGGCCATCTGGCTGAACACCTTGATCTGCTGACCTCTTTCCGAAAGAAAACTCAAAGGAACCCAGCACGCCTTGGCCATCTCAATCTGGTTCTGGAGCTGACACACCTTGTCCATAATCTTGTGAGGAAGGACCGTATCCTTGATACAGTACTCGGCAACCTCTCCGAGTCGGACTGGATCACCCTCCACAAATCGAGAAAAGATTTCTTTGACTGGCATATCCATCTTCTGATCTTTGAGAAAGTGTTTGGAGACGGCGTTCAGTGAGTAGGATTCGAGTTTGTGCTCGCGCTTGATGTCCTGAAAGAGGTCAAAGACGTATCGACCGACCATGGGAACCATCTTCAACTCGTTGCTTCCCAGAGCGCTTGAGGCCAGGTGCTTCACAACGAGATCAGACGGAAGGTCTGTTCTGCGCCCCCAGAGAGTCTCTACGCCTAGACGGCTCGCTCGAACAAAGAGAAACTCCAGATCGAAACCAAAGATGTTCCAGCCCGTGATGATGTCAGGATCTATATCAGCAAGATACGCGCCAAAGGCTTCAATCAGATCTCGCTCCGTGTCAAATGACTCACATTCTGGCGCATCCGTCTGCTTGAGGCAGAGGCAGCGTCGAAACATAGATTCTTCCCCCTTTCCAAAAATACGTGTAGTCATGCCAATTTGAAACACGCAGTCTCCAGGAATCTTGGGATTCGGAAAGTCGCCCGTGCTCGAGAAACACTCTATATCGAACGACATAACCTTCAAGGGCGCAATCGAATCCTTGTCCTTGACGGGCGTGAGGGTTCCGCGCAGGTTCAGATCGCACCGGGTGTCAGGATCGTCCACCACATCTGAAATCTCGATCCATCCTGTGCTGGTACATCCAGATACGTGCATGAAGCGAAGGACCGGATCGAGGTTTGCCTCGTAAATCTTCCACTTTTCGCGCTGAAGAGAATACATGGCCGACCGAAACTCCTTGAAGGTCCTAAAGGTCAGCTTGGCGAAACGAGACCGAGCACCATTCTGAAATCCCCAGAGATCCTTGGCGCTCACGTATTCAACTTTGGCCCCACGAACCTCTGGAACGCGGGATCCCATTTTCACAAAAAAGTACGGCTCGAAGATGGTGCTGGCAGCAACTGACTTTCCGTCTTCGGTCCGACCATAGGCTCGCACGATGTACTGTCCGGCCTCGTCGTCATATCCTTCCCAAGCAACTGCCTGAAAGGTTGTCATTTTGTTTATTTTTTAGCGTTGCTGTTCTCTAAGCCCCGGTAGACCCAAAGCCAGCCGTGCCGCGCTCAGTCTGTACGAGGTTCTCGTTTGGAACCTCTACGACATCGGGGGTTACGCATGACTCGAGGATGAGCTGAGCGATCCTGTAACCCGGGCGAATAACGAACGCCTGACGACTGTCAAGGTTCTGTAGGACAACCTTAATCTCACCTTGATAATCGGGGTCAATGACTCCGGCCAGAGTGTCCAGGCCGTGCTTTACGGCAAGTCCAGAGCGAGGCGCAATACGTCCATAAGTTCCTGGTGGGACCTGGATGCTAATACCGGTCGCGACAACGACCCTATGGCCAGGAAGAACGACATAGTTGTCAATGCTGAATAGGTCATAACCAACCGCTCCTGAGGAGGAACGGACCGGAAGATTTGCGTGAGAAACGAGACGTTGAACATTGAGGGCCATTATATGATATTTGGGTCGCCTTCCTTTAAATAATCTTACACAATACTAAGATGACCAGAATATACAAAAGATCTGCTGCCAACAATATTCTCTCTAGAAATCGTGTTAGAAGTAAAGCGATTCGTTTGATTGGGCCAGTACTGCACAATCCAGTCCGTAATTTTGAAAGATATATGAATGCAACAAACAAGAGATATGTGATTGTAGGAAATAATCAACATTTCAGGGGATTCGCGGCTGTTAAAACATTTCCTACCCACCTGAGGATCGAATTGATTGCGTCAAATACCAAACCACACAAGCGTCCACCGGCTGGTCAGGCTGGCTGGGGAACTCAACTCATGAATGCAATCAGAAATAATGCAAGAAAATTGGGACTGCAAAGTGTAGTGGTTCATGATCCAGTTGGGACTGCTAGGGGGTTTTATACAAAAAAGGGATACAATACTGCAAGTAATACAACTGGAGGCACTGGAACGATGAAGAGAAAACTTTCTCCAAATATTATTTCCAAAAGACGCCTCTCGCCCATCCGTGAAAACTCTCCTAAGAGAGCAAAATCGTCCCCCCGACGATCGCCCCGATCCCCGCAATCTGCTTCGGCCCGAGGCTCTCCTTCAAAATAAGGACAGCCAGGATCGCCACGAATATAGGAACGGTCGATGTAAGAGCCGTCACGAGGGAGATTTCTCCGTGCCTGATGACACTGAAATAAAGAATGTTTGCCAGAAATCCAAACATTGTTGCGAAGATTATAGCCAGAATCACAGGGACGGCCATGGATCTCCATTCTGAACTTAGGTGCTCCCTGTGCCACCCTATGTACAGAAGGGTCATGACAAAATAGATGACTGAAGAGACGACCAAAATCATGTGATGACTCAGGGTCTTGACTGCGTGCTTTTGAATAACAACCTGAAGAGCAGTCAGGCAGGCTACAGTCAGTGCAGGGATGACAATGACGTTGACCATTACTTTTAGCTGAGAGTTATATGTGGTACCAACTATTCTCTTACTGGGGATTTGCCCAACACTTATTTTATTTTTAAATTTATTTTTTTTACAAAACTTATTTCAACACGGTCGCCTCCCAGAACACTCAGAGACTATCTAAAAACGAGAGGACTGATTACTAAAGAATGATAGTCGAGTTTGACGACGATTGGTCTCCAGAATTTACAAGACCAGGAGAAAAGAAGAGACGACTTAACAGCCCTGGAGAAGACTGCCACTTGTTCCCAGACGGGTCGGTCACCCGTGACGAAGACAAAATCGTGGCGGCCCAGAGAATATGGAAAGAAAGGGCCTATGCACCTGGAGGAAAAATGTATCAAATTACTTTCGACAACTGGAAAGGAAGACAGAGCGGAATGACCCCCCAGACTGCCGACCAGAAATAGTTGAAAAACTCGTAGTATCCCTTCAGACTCGAGAAAATCATGAGTTTACGGAACACGAGATCCAAGAAAATTCCGTACAGAGCAAGATTCTTGTAGTTTACAGCCAGACCGGACATCAAGAACAGGGCATAAAACAGGGACATCATTCCCCCTGCAATAAAAAGACACTCTGCAGAGCCGTGGAGAGCAAAGTACTCTTTGAGTCCCCACCCAGTAGGACCTCCCAGGCCCATCTTCACGCCCGTCTGGAGCAGAAAGTCTCCCGCGAATCCTGTAAAACACGCTAGACTCACGAGATTCATTCCTTATCAGTTATTAATGTTTTATTCTCGAGCGGAGGCAATTCGCCTGCACCTTTTATGCGCTCCATTACGTAATTCAGGGGGGCCCTGACCGCCTTATAGGCCCTCTCTATGAAATCCACGTGGCCAGTCATTTTAGAACATCCTTTCTCGACAGCCTCGAGCCTCTTTTCGATACTTTCGAGTTTGGCCATTATGAGGGTCAAAGCTTCTTGATTCATTAATAATGTTTACTTTTCTTTTTACAATTCTTGTACGGCGCACAACTCGCCCGCATGGTGAACCCTGAAACCTTTTTAACAAGACACGCGAGTTTGCTGAATTTACGAGGCAGACTAAACACCTTCTTGTTCGACCGGCGGAC